AGAGCAACAAATCCAGCATGGTGGTATAGAGATTTAGAACAAAATAATTTTGAATATCCACCATTAAATCCACAAGCAAATGTATGTATTCCATTTCAAAATAATTTAAGTTCAAGAATTTTAGAAAAAGACTACTTCACTCCAAAGAGGGATTGTGTTTTAGACCAGACAAAAAATATGTTGCCAACAAGCTATAATCTAATTAGAGGTAACTATGTAGGTGGTCCTACAAGTTGTGTTCAGACAAATTCATGCCAAAGTATTAATTAAAATTAATTAAATTGGCATTTAGATTATTATATATGAATTAAAATATAATACTCTATATATATAAATATGGAAATAGCAGTCCCTTTAATAGCATTAGGTGGTATGTATGTAATATCAAATCAAAAAAACGAAGATTGTACTAAAAAAGAAATCAGAAAAATGACACAAGAAAATTTTGTAAATATGGGGATTAAAACAAATCTAGCTACAAGAGATAGTGAGAGATTTGGTAATTATTTACCAAATACGAATATTCCTCCACAAAATTTCCCTGTATTGAATATAAATCAATCAGTTGATACAACGCAAAATTACCCAAATCCAAATTCAGCTACAGATAAGTATTTTAATCAAAATTTATATCAACAAAAAGAGAGAAAAGGTGTAGATGTGGGAAAAAATCCACAAGAAATTTTTTCTCTTACAGGTAACTACTTAAAATCCGAACAATTTAAACATAATAATATGATGCCTTTTAATGGTGGTAAAGTTAAAGGTCGTACTTATGATATGAATATTACAGAATCTGTTTTAGACAATATGATAGGTTCAGGCTCTCAAACTATTAAGAAAATTGAGCAAGCACCTTTATTTAAACCGGAAGAAAATATGCAATGGGCTTATGGTATGCCAAACCAAAGTGATTTTTATCAATCTCGTGTAAATCCTGGAATGAAAAATAATAATGTTAAACCATTTGACACTGTTATGGTTGGTCCAGGTTTAAATCAAGGTTATAGTATTAATGGAAGCGGTGGATATAACTCAGGAATGGAAGCAAGAGATAAATGGTTACCTAAATCTGTTGATGAATTAAGAGTTGATACTAATCCAAAATTAGAATATCAATTATTGGGTCACGAAGGTCCTGCTGACTCAATTATAAAAACAGCGGCTACAACTCAAATGTTGGGTCGTGTTGAAAAACAAAGACCAGATACTTTTTTTATTAATACTCAAGATCGTTGGTTTACAACTACTGGAGCATCTAAAGGAGAAACGTTAAGACCAATTCAAGAGATGGGTATCGTAAGAAGAAATGATATTCCCATTGATTATATGGGTCCAGCAGGTGCTATTGATGTAAAAGCTGCCACCGCTCCACAAAACTTTGAACCATCAAAACGTCATGAAGTATTAGAAGGCAGCGTTAATCATGGAACAGCTGTTGGAAGAGGTGACCATACTGATAAAGAAGGATTTTTACGTAGTCATACAAATTATGAAAATCATCGTTCGACAGTTAGACAACCAGATACAATGAGAAGCGGATTTAGTGGAGCTATTGGTGCTGTTATTGCTCCTTTAATGGATATTTTAAAACCAACTCGAAAAGATGAAACCATTAATAATGTTAGAGTTTATGGTGAAGGCGCAAGTTCAATATCGAAAGGACCAGTTTATAATCCACTAGAATCCACACCAACTACAATTAAGGAAACTACATTACATAGTTTGAATTTCAATATTAATAACCAAACCGATGGTATTTATGTAAATAATTATTCTTCTCCTGACTTGACACAAAGAGATACTACAAGTTGTGAATATTTTACAGCTGCTGGTGGTTATGCTACTGGTTATGGTGATATGAATTATGATGCCGCATATAGACAACATAATAATGATATTAAATCTCAAACTATTTATAACAGACCTAATCAAGGTGGAACCCAAATATTTAATCAACAAATGAATATTCATTGTAGAGATGATTGTGATAGATTTTCAGGTAGAGTTAATCCAGCTTACTCTAATTTAAGTTCTTTACCTCCATCTACTCAAACTTATGGTGCTATTCGTGCTCCGCAATATTATAATGAATGTTATGGTTGTGATAGAATTAACCCTGATATTTTAACAGCATTTAAAAATAATCCATATACACAATCACTAACTAGCTCTGTATAATTTAATAATTTTTATAAATTATTCGTAAATTAATTTATAAAAATGCTTAAAGTGTTTGTATTTAATATAATGATGAAACCAATTTCTTATCCTAAATGTGTTCGCTCTTTTTTTGAATGTTATCAATCTAATAAGAATCTAACAAATAAATATGTCAATAAATTATCAAGAGTAATACCTTTTGATGTCACATTGAGAGATGGTTTACAAGGATTAAATTCTGATGAACAAAAAATATATACTACTAATTTTAAACAAAAAATATACAAAGAAATAATTGAAAAATATAACCCTAGAAATATTGAAATAGGTTCATGTGTTAATACAAAAATATTACCTATTTTTAAAGATACTGAAGAGTTATTAAATTCTATTAAGGATAATAAAAATAAATATATTTTAGTTCCTAATCAGGAACAATTAATGAATGCTCTTAAATTTGGAGCAACAAATTTCTCATTTATTACTTCAGTTTCAAATAGTTTTCAACTAAAAAATACAAAAATGACAAAACAAAAAAATCTAAATAATTTAAATGATATGATACATTACTTAGATGATTATATAGATAATACCAATTTTATAGAAGAATATAAAAATTTTAATATTAAATTATATGTATCATGTATTAATGAATGTCCAATTGAAGGAAAAATTTCAATTAATAACATAGTAGAAGAGTTATATAATCTAAGTAGTAATAAATTTGATAAAATATGTTTATCAGATACATGTGGAAGTTTAACACATAGAGAATTTGATGAGATTATTGGTAGGCTTTATAAAATGGGTATTGATATAACAAAATTTACATTACATCTTCATGTTAAACAAGAAAGAGAAGATGAAGTAGAAAAAATAGTTCATACTGCTATAGATTATGGGGTAGAAGAGTTTGATGTATCTGATTTAAAAACAGGTGGTTGTTCTATCACAATAGATAAAAATAATTTGGCACCAAATATGAGTTATGAACAATTTTACAAATATCTTACAAATTACTTAATTAAATAAATAAATACGTTCTATTTAAATATAAAAACACTTCGTAAAATATAGTAACTTAATGTCATTAAATATTCATCAAACTATAAAAGAAAAATTAAATTACTTTCATGAAATACACAAAATTCCGAATATTCTATTTCATGGTCCAACAGGTTCTGGTAAACGTACTATTGTAAATGAATTTGTCCATAAAATTTATGACAATGATAAAGAGAAAATAAAATCTTTTGTTATGTATGTAAATTGTTCACATGGTAAAGGTATTAAATTTATAAGAGAAGAATTAAAATTTTTTGCTAAGACCCATATAAATTCAAATGGGGGTAATAATTTTAAGAGTATTATATTACTAAACGCGGATAAATTAACAATGGATGCTCAATCAGCATTAAGAAGATGTATAGAATTATTTAGTCATAACACTAGATTTTTTATTGTAGCAGAGGATAAATATAATTTAATGAAACCAATTTTATCAAGATTTTGTGAAATATATGTTTCCGAACCAGTTATTAATTCTCAACCAGTAAATCTTTATAAATATAATTTGAATCAAGTCTTTAATATGAAAGATATAAAAACACAAAAATTAGATTTACTAAAAAAAGAGCTTAACAAATCAATTACAAAAAAAATTTCAATTGAAAATTTAATGTTGTTATCTACTAAACTATATGAAAAAAGTTATAGCTCATTAGATATTTTACATTTATTAGAAAACCCCAAATTTTTAGATAATATAATTAATACAGAAAAAAGATATGAACTATTGATTTGTTTTAATCGTATAAGGAGTGAATTTAGAAATGAAAAACTTTTAATGTTGTTTATATTGAATTTTATTTTTTTAAGTTCAGAATTATGTTTAGAAAATATAAGTTTTATGTAAATGGACGACTTTAATGTAAGTGCGCTTCACGAATCTAGAAATGAATGGGGAGCTAGATTAGTTACTCTATTAACACCTTTAGTAATTGATGGATATAAATCTATACTTGAAGAATCTATTAAACTTTGTAAAGATAATAATGAAATGGATAAATATTTAATGACCTTTCAAAATTTAATATCTCGAATTCCAAAGTGGAATCAACAGATAGTGGAAAATGAGAGAAAAAGAATATGTGAAAAATCAGCATGTAATTATTTAGAAGATTTAGTAACATGTGTTCATATTATTCAGTTGAAAGTTTTAACTGCTATGAGAGTAGGTCAGAAACAAAAAAAAATTGATATAAATGTTCCAAAATTAGACGATTTTATTCATAAAGTTTATATTAATGTAGCAAGAAAAGTGTATAAGAATGTATATTTATTTCAAGTAGGTATTGAACCATTACAAATTCAAAAAAATTATAGAGAATTAGAAATAATTATTCAAGAATGTATATTAAATACATTGAGAGAAAGTATCCCTGTTGAAGCTATATTAAAAGCTTATATGGATGAATCTGTTGAAGAAGATGTTATTGAAGAGGTTAAAGAAGAAGTTACTCACGAACCTATAATTGCTCCTGTAGAAGCCAAAGAAATTTCTCCTATTGTAGAAGAAGCCCAAAAAAGTGGTGTTACTTTTAATGATATTGATTATATTCAAACTGATAATGGAGTATCACAAGTTACCGCACCAAAAAGTATAGATAGATTGGAAGAAATTAGTGTAATTAGAAATGAACAAAGAAAAAGAGAAGCTGATGATGATGATGATAATGTAAAATTAACAATTTCAGATCAAAGTTTTAATCTAGATAATTTAGATATTCATAATATTGAAGAACCTAAATTAGATTTACTACCAGATTTATTAATAGATGAAATTGAAATTTTAGAGTAATTTGCGTAAAATTAATAATAAGATTGTTCTTGATTAAATTAATAAATGACAAATATATTTGTATTAGCTGCTATTATATCAATTGTATTTTTATTAGCAAAATTTTTGGAAATGAGATATATTGAAAAAGAGAGTAAACCTTTAAAGCTTTTAATACGTGATTCTTTTTTAGTTTATTTTAGTGTAATAATTGCTAATTTTGTAATAGACCAAATAAATCCTGTAATAAAAGGTGGAACATCTACAAAAATAACACCAGTTTTTACAGATAATCCCGGATTTTAAATAAATAAAATATATATAAATAAAATATATAAATGAAATATATTTTATTCTTTCTCTCTATTTTGTCTGTGAAAATAGGTATAAATGCGTATAATTCAACATCGAGTTGTTATTGTACAACAGTTCCATGTCCCGTAGAAGGTAAAAATTTGTTAACAATTGGAGGTGGAACAACAGGCACATATTATTATACTTTACATAATAATATACCTGTGATATCGTCAGCAGATATTCGTATATCAATAACAAATATTAATAAGGGAACTGACACAACAACATGTACCCAAAATTATGCGCGTTCATTAGACGATGATGGTATTCAAGATTGTGACGCTGGTCATATTTTAGCAAATCATTTAGGTGGTCCAGGAAATCAACCAATAAATATTTTTCCTCAAGATTTAAGTGTAAATAGAGGAGCATATGCTCAATATGAAGATACTATTTATACATGTATAACAACAAAAGGTGTGGATTATGCTGATTTAGCATGGATATTCACTTATTCATCAAATACAAAAACAAAACCTATAAATGTTAAATATGATGTAAGTTACACTGGTGGAACATGCTCATCAACTTCAAAAACATTTACTAACTAACGACCGGTCCAAACTTTGACTACAATTCTTGGTATAGTGCCTTTTTTTAAGTTTACCATATACTCGTCATAAGAATAACCCCATTTTTGATATTTCATGATGTCACCAAATAAGGATTTTTGGTTTAATAATTTTGGAGATTCTGAGAAAAAAATAGTGCCAAATATTCTCTCTAAACAACATCTATCTGCTCTACATGTTACTGCTGATATTAAATTTGTTATTCCATATTTAATTTCTATTTGTTCAAGAAATCCTAAGTTTATATAACTTTGAACACCAAAACATCCATACCATTTATCAGTATTCATTCCAAGAACACTGAATTCCTTTGAAACTTTATTATCTATTAAAATATTGTTTTTCAAATATTTCGAAATTCTTTTTGTATTATCAACATTTTCTTTATCTGAATGAAAAAACCATAAAGGCAACACATTTATACCATTAAAACTTTCAAAGTTAATTCGTTTATGAAAAAATACACTATCGTGAATAATTATAGCATTATCAAAAAATCTATGCTTTAAAAAATAATAATATGGTAACAATTCACCTCTTCCTGGAAATTCTGATTGAATAATCTCTACATTTCTATAATTAAACTCTGAACTAACATATTCATAATTACTATTATCATCAATAATCACAATTTTTCTCAAAGGATATAAAGTTCTAATCAATTTTACACAATGATTCCAATAGTTATTAGTTTTAACAGAATTAACATGTCTAGTTATAATAAATCCAAATTTATTATCCATAATATATATTAATATAATCTATTATGGATATTCAAAAAAATAATTCTAAATATGTGATGGAATTAAATCTATATTAATAACGTCATCCATATTCTTAATATCACCATTAAATTTAAAATTATCAAATTCAATACGTTCCAATTGAGCTTGAGGGGTATGATTATGAACACATCTTGCTATCATTTTATATAATTTAAACTCTGGATATCTCTCTACACCATTATTTTTATAAAGCATATTAATCCCTTTATCATCTAAACACCATTCAAAAATTAAGCGTTTGATAGGGTCTTCAATTTTACTTAAATCCTTCATTTCTTCAAAATCATCAATAACATAATCAAAAATTGAACATGCTAATCTACATAAATCAAAACTATAATTAGGTTCTAATCTAGGTTTCTTGTCATTAAAATATGGTTCTGTATTATATTGTGTTGCAGCATCTCCTCCAGTTTGGAAACTATCGCTACAAAATACTTTTCCATCAAATTTAAAAATACTTCTACCAAAGTCTATTATTTTAAATATTCTTCCAAATGTTGGAACTTTATAATAGTTCTTTTTATAACAATAATACAAATATTTTTTGTCAGTTTTATTATACATTACATTATTTGTATGTAAATCATTATGTGTAAAATTAAATGCTTTTTGATATGTTATAAGAGTCATTATTATTTGCATAAATGCTGAATACCATTCTTCGTTAGTTAATTCATTATTTAAAATTAAATCATCAAATGTATTTTCACAATATTCCATTCCAATAACCTGAACAGGAAATTTTGGTATAAATACATTTATTTTCTCTTCTTCTTCTTCATATTCTTCATCTTCTTCTTCATCTTCTTCTTCATCTTCTTCATTATTATTTTCGTGTAAACTATTATTACTATTTTTCTCAGAACTTGAATCAAATACCTCACCATCTTGGTCACAATTTTCACAATCATCATCTAAATCTCCATCATTTGTATGTGATGAACGTGATGAACATGTTGAATTAGATTTTAAAGTTACCTGATGTTCGGTTATCAATGATACATTTGTTATATCAACTAAATCTAATGATAAGTCTTTTAATTCATTTAAATCAATTGAATTATCACCTTCATCAAAAACATCATTAAACATTTCATTATCAACTGATTTTAAAGAATTTAAACTAATATTATTACCAATAGTTAATGGTTTTAATTTTGTTTGTTCTTGTTGAAACAAATGTTCATAGTCATCTACTTTAAATAATATATTTTTGTTTTTGTTAAAAAAATCAGAATTATTCAAATAATCAATATCATCAAAAACATTTATTTTAAATTCATTTTTAATAGCTAAGAAGGAACCATAATATTCAACTCCATGTGTAAATCTATATGTGTTTCTTAATTGACTTGATAAAAATAAGAATAACCCATCAACATAAGCTGAGTTATTAACATCAATAAATTTAGAATTACAATCTTCTATATTTGAATTTAATTTTGGTAAATTAAACAGATTTGGATTTGTAATATCATATTTACCAATCATGTATTTATATGGGTCTAATAAAGGAGCCATTTTAAAGAATACTTCTCTATCTTTTACCTTATTAGTATCTATATTTTTTACTCTACACATAAAAAGATTATCGTTGTCTTCGATATTATCGTCGAGATTTATATTTGATATAAACCATTTATTATTTAGATTAATACTATTGTAATTTGTATCATTTAAGGTAAAAAATCTTGTATAAATTGGTATATAATTTTGAGTTTTAGAGAGAAAAAGGGATGTTGGTTCTTCAAAACGTTTAAATAGTTCAATATTTTTCCTTTTTTGATAATTGATATTTATCATCTTTAGTGAATTAAAATATAAATTTAATTTATTTTTAACTAATTATTTGAAAATATATTTTATATTTCTAAAAGCTCCTGTATAATCGATTAATTAATTCGTTTAGTTTAGGAAAAAATCTAATAACGTTTAATTTGTATTATATTTTCTTTTTTAAATATTATAGAAATGAGTCTAGAACTTAAAAAATTTGATATGAAAAGTATACAATTTAAAGCAACTGAAAATAAAGGTCCTGTTGTAGTCTTAATTGGTAAACGTGATACAGGTAAATCTTTTTTAGTTAGAGATTTATTATATTACCAACAAGAAATTCCTATTGGAACTGTTATTTCAGGAACAGAAGAAGGTAACGGATTTTATGGTAAAATGGTTCCTAAATTATTTATTCATAATGAATACAATTCAGCTATTATTGAAAACATATTAAAACGCCAAAGAACTGTATTAAATCAAGTAAAAAAGGAAATAGAAATGTATAAAAGATCATCAATTGACCCAAGAGCATTTGTTATTTTAGATGATTGTTTATATGATAATACATGGTCGCGTGATAAATTGATGCGATTACTTTTCATGAATGGAAGACACTGGAAGGTTATGTTAGTAATAACAATGCAATATCCATTAGGTATTCCTCCAACACTAAGAACTAATATTGATTATGTTTTCATTCTTCGAGAGAATTATATAGCAAATAGAAAACGAATATATGATAATTATGCTGGAATGTTTCCAACATTTGAGTCCTTCTGTCAAGTTATGGACCAGTGTACCGAAAATTACGAATGTCTTGTTATTAATAATAATTCTAAATCTAATAAATTACAAGACCAAGTTTTTTGGTATAAAGCTGATAATCACAATGATTTCCGTCTTGGGTCTAAAGAATTCTGGGAATTATCTAAAGGATTGCCTGACGAACAACAAGAAGAACAATATGACCCAAGTAAGAGTAAAAAGAGAGGTGCAGGACCCAAAATTAGTGTAAAAAAAACAACTAAATGGTAAATAATATTTTTAAATTTATAATATTATTTGCTTTAACAATCATCAAATGAAATTGTTACAGGATATTTTATATAACAATAATCCCTCCAATTTGTATTAGAATTATT